TGGCGCGCGGTCGTCAATCGTAACCGCTGGTTGAGCGAAACTATTTTGAGGGACAAGGGACATGGACGGATCAAACGTGGACGCGGTTTATGTCGTGTCGGCTGGCAGGCTTTCCGCCTTCATCGAGCGGATCGAGCAGCTGCGCGCCGAGCAGGCAGAGATTAAGGCGCAAGAAAAGGAAGTCTGGGCCGAGCTGAAGGGTGCGGGCTACATGGCCCGCCCTGTGCGCACCATCATCAAGGAGCGCGCCATGGACCCGGACAAGCTGGCCGAAGAGCAGGCCGTTCTGGAGCTTTACCGGTCGGCGCTGGCAGGACAATGACCGCCCCCCTCCTGATTTCATTCCCGTGGCCCCCCGCCGCGCTGACACCCCACGCCAAGGGATCGCCCTGGCCGAAGATCAACGCGACCAAGAAGTATCGCTATGAGGCGAAGGTTCTGGCGACCATGGCGAAGGTTCCATCGTCACCGACCGCACGGCTGGTGTTCACCTACCACCCGCCCCGGCGCGGATCGGACGTGCAGAACGTCCACGGGCGGCTCAAGGCGCTGATCGACGGAATCGCCGATGCCATGGGTGTCGATGACAAGGCATTCCGCTGCGCCTTTCCCGAAGTGTTCGCCGAGCCAGTCAAGGGCGGCGCGGTTATTGTCGAGGTGCAGGTATGAGCGGCCGCGCATCCATCATCACCGCCGAAGCCTTGCGCGGTCACATCAAGGCCGGGCTGACCACCGCCCAGATCGCCGCACACTTCGGCGTCCAGTCGCCCGCCGTCACCCGCGCCTGCCACAGGTTCGGGACTGGCTTGCCAGCCTCGGGCCGGGCGCCCGCCAAAGGAAGGTCCGACCCAACGCGGGCTGACGATGAGCGTCTTCTGGAATGGCTGGACAAGGCCCGGCGCGGCTGGACCGTTCGCGAGATATCCGACGCCTACGGCTATGCCACAACGGCGTCCGTGCAGGTTGCGATCAAGGCGGTCGAGGTGGCTGACCTGGCGTGCGGTGATCCTGTGCGCGAGGTCGCGCGGGCCTATCCGAAGCGGAGGGCCAGGGGATGAGCACGAAGGGTAAACCCCGGCCAACCGGGAAGACCGTATCGGAGGCCGAGTTTCGCCGCCTGTGGGGCGATCTGAGCCTGAGCGTGGCACAGATCGGCGAGCGGCTCGGCATATGCCAGCAGGCCGTCACATCGCGGGCGCAACGGCGCGGGCTGCCGTCTCGGCAGGCGCGGGGTGGCGCAAAGGCCATGATACCGCGAGAGGCGTTCTTTGCCGCGTGGCAGGCAGGGGTCTCGGTCGCGGCCATGGCGGAAATGTTCGACTGCGACATCAAGACGATCAGGAACACCCGCCACCGCATGGGACTGCCGAAGCGGCCGAAAGGCGGCAAGGGCACCAATCCGGCGCTGAGCATTGCCGAATACCGCGCGGCCCAGCTGCGCGAGGCCATGGCGGCAAGCGCGCGGGTCGAGCAGGCGGCCATGCGGAAAATGCAACAGGAAGGCAGCTATCGCCGTCCAGGGCAAGACAAGAGGGCAGCGTGAAGCACTGGACAGAAGAGACGAACTGGCAGCCTCTTTCGGTCGCCGTTGATACCCTTAAGCGCAAGGTCGAGGCGGCTTACTACCGCAGCGACGAGGCCACAGCGGACGCCGCGCATGACGATCTGGTGAGCGCAGAATGGCGGCTACGGCAGGCTGAAAGGCGGCGCAACCGTGGCTGAATACTACAAGTTCGAGATAGCCAACTGGAACGAAGGAACGGCTAACCTGACGCTTGAGCAGGAGGCTGCATACCTTCGCGTGGTCAACGCAATCCGCCTGGCAGATCAGCCGATCACGTTTAACGAGCGCGTCCTTTGCGGCCTTTGGAGGTGTGATCCAAGGGTCGCAAAGCGCCTTCTGGCGGCCCTGATCGACGCCGGAAAACTGCGCGTTGAGGGCGACCGCATCATCAACGATAAAGCAGTCTTAGACGCTAGCTACCTTCTAGCTACGCGCCAGCTACGGCGTACGTCCGGCATGGCTGGCGGACAGGCAAGCGCAAAGTCACGCGCTAAGGCATTGCAAAACAAAGATACGACGCAAGCAAGTGCTTCAACCAGAGAAGAGAAGAGAAGAGAAGAGTATTCAGTATCTAAAGATACTGGCGCGGAGGCGCCGATTGACCCAGAAAAAATCATGTTCGACGGCGGCGTCCGGTTGCTGACTTCAGCCGGAAAATCCAGCGATCAAGCGCGGGCCATTATCGGCAAATGGAAGCGCGACTTCTCGACGCCAGAAGTCATCGCGGCACTAGGCAAGGCGCAGCGTGAAGGGGCCATCGACCCGGTTGGCTTCGTCACCAAGGCTCTGGGCGAAACAAGGCGACGCGAACGGCCAGCCGAACCACGCCAGGGCGACGAACGCACCACGCCGGACGGCAGGCAGCAAGCCTTCATCGGAACGGGATGGATAACCAAGGGATGACCAATGGCAACCGCATGGGAAGTTCTGAACGCAGCCGGGATATCGGGATGCAAGCGAATGGCTGGCACCGAGCGGACCACATGCCCGCAGTGCAGCCCGACGCGGCGAAACAAGACGGACAGGTGCTTGAGCGTCACGTTCAAGCCGGATGGGGTTCAATGGATGTGCCACCACTGCGGGCATTCCGGGGGGAGGTTCTTTGACGATGGACGCGATGGAATGGCTCACGAAGGTGCGGAAGCTGGACGCCAAGCTGGTCGCGTCTATGGGCGTCAGGGCGGGCAACAAGCCAGGACTTGGGGACGCAGTGGCCTTCCCCTACACCAGCGCCGGTAAGGTCGTCGCCCACAAGTATCGGGCAGTCGACCGAAAGGCGTTCCTCTCGACGCCAGGCGTCACGCGCGGGCTTTACAACGCCGAAAGCCTGTCCTGCGGCAAAGGCCCCATTGTCATCACCGAGGGCGAGATCGACGCGCTGTCTTGCGTACAGGCGGGCTATGACCGCAGCGTTTCGCTGCCCGATGGATGGACCGAAGACGGAGGCAAGCGTCAGGTCCTGATCGACGCAGAAACCGCGCTGCGGGATTCGCCTTGGGTAATCGTGGCGGGAGATGACGACGCAGCGGGCGCTTCCTTGCCCAAGACCGTCGCCAACATCCTGACCGGCCATGATGTGCGCCGGGCGGTCTGGCCAGAAGGCTGCAAGGACGCAAACGACGTGCTGGTAAAGTTCGGAGAGGGCGACTTGGCGCGGTGCCTCTTGGATGCCAAGCGCATCGACCCGCCAGGCGGCTTCATCACCGGAATATCGGACCTGCCACCGTTGCCAGATCGGCGCGTCCTTCGCACCGGCTTGCCAATTCTGGACAAGGTGCTTGCCTTCGAGGTGGGCGCAATGTCAGTCGGCACCGGAACGCCGGGCGCAGGCAAATCGACCATCACGACCTTCGCAGCGTTCCACGTCGCGATATCCGAAAACGTCAAGGTCGGGTTCATGTCCTTTGAGACCCACCCCCACAGGACCCGCGATCACCTGTGCCGCCTGCGGACCGGGCGCAAATGGGTGGACCTGAGCCCGGAGCAGCAGGCCGAAACCGCGCAACGCTTGGACGAGAACTTCCGCCTTGTCCACCGGACCTTCGGCGAAGACGTGCATCACCTGAAATGGGCTGAAGCGATGATCTACGCCCTAGCTGTCCGCGATGGGTGCAAGCTGATTGTCCTTGACCCGTGGAACGAACTTGAACACATGCCGATGCCCGGCGAGAGCATGACGGCCTATATCAACTTTGCACTGCAACAGATCAGGCAATGGGCCGAGCGATGGGATTGCCACATCTGCGTCGTAGCCCATCCGCGCAAGATGATGACCGACGGCAAGCTTCGCAGCCCTACCGGGTACGACATCGCGGACAGCGCAGCGTTCTTCAACAAGCCTGCCCTTGGCTTCAGCGTTCACCAGGACGAGAGCAGCGAGGGCGAACAGTTTGTCCGGCTCACCACATGGAAGGTCCGCGACCGGCAGCTTTACGGCATCGACCCCATCTACGTCGATCTTGCCTTCTCTGAACTGGCGATGAGCTACAGGCGATTTGAAAGCGACCGGCAATACGAGAGGGCAAGCCAATGACCAGCCGTTCCGCCCGTCGCCGCAAGGCCAAGCACGCCAAGGCCATCAGCCTGCCCAAGTCTCAGCCCGCCCCGCATCAAGGCCCGCAAATAGGGCGCCCGCCAAAGGAGGACCCCATGGCCACCGTGACCGCCGCCCGCCAGCGCCGCACCGGCATTGCCGACGAGGCCGACGCCCGCCAGCCGATCTGCGGGGATGACATGGGCCTATGTATTCGCGAGCTGGCGACCGGCGATGACCGCGCGATCCTGGTCAACACATGGGCCGCGATCTCAGCCAGCCACCGCAACTACCGGATGCTCATCATCGGATCTTCCGGCAATCCCCAGGGCGCGTCCATTCCAATGCTGCCCGAGCCGATGGAGACCGACCCGAGCCTGCGGGTGGATATTCGGACGCATGACCAGCGGATTGAATCCGCCAAGCGCGCCTGGCTGGACTGGAAGCGCAAGATCGACGCGCTGCCCGTGCCGTCCCTGCGTTGGGCTATCAGCGGCGCACTTGACGGCTTCATGGGCGAGGGCGCGCTATGGGTGGACCGGAAGCCCACAGCAACGGGCAGGGCTGCGGTGCAGGCACTCAGGATGGTGGCCGCTTGACAGGAAACCGCAACCTGTGCATTCTCCTAGCATCGGAAGCGTCTTTGCCAGAAGAACGCCTTCACAGCGCCCAAGGGAAACCTTCGGGCGTTTTTCATTTGCGGGGTAGCGCATGTCAGGTTGGCACAAGACCAGCCGACATGAACGCGGCTACGGCAGCGATTGGGTCAAGCGCCGCGAGCGCGTCATTCAGCGCGACCATGGTCTGTGCCAGGCCTGCCTGCGCAAGGGCAGGCTGACCCCGTACCGCAAGGGCCAAGGGTTCGCGGTGGACCACATCAGGCCCAAGGCCAAGGGCGGGACGGATGCGGACGAGAACCTTGAGCTGCTGTGCCGGGAGTGTCACGACGCGAAGACCGCAGCAGAGGTAGCCGAGGCACAGGGCAGGACCATCACACCGCCCACCCAATACGACAAGGAAGGCCGTCCGATCTGGTGATCGGAACGCTTCCAATAGCGGACTCAATGGGATAGAGCGATGTGGGATATGCGGGAAGCCGACCTTGAAGTCCAGGCGTGGGCAGAACCACCCAAGGGCGCCTGAGTTGGACCACATCGTCACCTTGGCGGATGGTGGAGATCACTCATACGCCAACACACAGTGCGCCTGCAGGTCCTGCAACATAGCAAAAGGCGCAAAGACATATGGGCAGCTGCACTTATTCCCTTTGGGGTAAGGGGGTACCACAAAGGCTGCAACCTTGGGCCTTGGGTACCGTCGTTGGGGCCTTCTTTTGAGAAACCGCAACAATCTGGAATTCCGGTGATGGCAAAACGCGGGCCCAAGTCCAGCGCGGAACTGGCCGTCGCGGACCAGGTGGTCGTGGTGAGCCGCCCGGAGCCACCGTACGAATTGTGGCGCGACGAAGAACAGCAAGTGTGGCGGCGGGTCGTCTCGGATGTGCCGGCGGACTGGTTCACGGCCCGGAACGCTGACCTCCTGGTCGAGTACTGCACCCACGTCGTGAGCTGCCGCCGAGTGGCGCAGATGATTCACGAAATGGAACGCGGGCCCGGCGACCTGGACTTGCGCAACTGGGCTGCCCTGATGCGAGTGCACGCCCAGCAGTCTGGCCGGGTTCAGGCGCTGGCAACGTCGATGCGGATTACGCAGCAAAGCACCTATTCCGCCAAGGCAGGCAGCACGGCGCTTGAGGGGCATAAGGCGGGCAAGAAGCCGTGGGAGCACTGACCCGAGCTGAGCGAAACATCAGCTGGATACAGGCCTATTGCCGCATCCCCGAGGGGCGCGACGTAGGCAAGCCGGTGCGCCTGCGGGAATGGCAGAAGGACGAGCTGCGGCGCATCTACGACAATCCGCACGGCACCCGCCGCGCGATTCTGAGCTTTGGCCGGAAGAACGGAAAGACGGCTCTTAGCGCCTTCATCTGCCTGCTTCACCTCTGCGGGCCAGAGGCAAGGGCAAACTCGCAGCTGTTCAGCGCGGCGCAGTCTCGCGACCAGGCGGCGATCCTGTTCGCGCTGGCGGCGAAGGTCGTCCGCATGTCGCCGGACCTGTCCGCCGTAGTCACACCGCGCGACACCGCAAAGCAGTTGTTCTGCGGCGAACTTGGGACGCTTTACCGCGCCCTGTCTGCTGACGCCTCGACAGCCTACGGGCTTTCGCCGGTGCTGATCATTCACGACGAGCTCGGCCAGGTGAAGGGCAATCGGTCTGAGCTTTACGAGGCGCTGGAGACAGCAACGGGCGCGCAGGAAAGCCCGCTGTCGATCATCATCTCAACGCAGTCTCCAACGGACTCGGACTTGCTCTCGATGCTGATTGACGATGGCTTGAGCGGAAAGGACCCCCGCGTGGTGGTCTCACTGCACACCGCGCCAGATGGTCTTGACCCGTTTTCGGAAGAGGCGATCAGAGCGGCAAACCCGGCGTTCGGAGATTTCCAGAACGCCCAGGAAGTGCTGGCGATGGCTGAGGATGCCCGCCGGATGCCGTCGCGGGAAAGTGAATATCGAAACCTGATCCTGAACCAAAGGGTTGATGCGAGTACGCCCTTTGTCAGCCGGTCAGTCTGGGCTGATTGCGCCGCGCCCGTGGTGTCGGATTTCAAGGGCCTGCCGGTCTACGCTGGGCTTGACCTCTCCGAGGTGTCCGACCTGACCGCCTTCGTTGCGGTCGCGCCGGTGGAAGATGTCTGGCACGTCCGGCCGACGTTCTGGCTGCCCGGCATGGGGCTCGCGGAGAAGGCGCGAGCCGACCGGGTGCCCTACGACCTCTGGGCGCGCGACGGCTGGCTGCAGACGACGCCGGGCAAGACGGTGGATTACGAGTTCGTTGCCGCGTTCCTGTGGACGTTCTGCCAGTCAAACGACGTGCGCAAGATCGCCTTCGACCGCTGGAACTGGCGGCACCTGAAGCCGTGGCTGCTGAAGGCCGGGTTTGGCGAAGAGCAGCTTGAGGGTGACGCGGCAATCTTCGAGCAGATGGGCCAGGGCTTCCAGTCCATGTCACCGGCGCTGCGGGACCTCGAAAGCGCGCTGCTGAATCGTAATATCGCCCATGGCGGGCACCTCGTGCTGGAAAGCTGCGCCCGGAACGCGACGGTGCAGGCCGATCCGGCGGGCAACCGCAAGCTGTCCAAGATCAAGAGCCACGGAAGGATTGACGGCATGGTGGCCTTGGCAATGGCAATGAGCGTGGCGGGGACTTGGGGTGCTGCACCAGCGACACCCCTTACCCCGTGGGACCTTGATCCCGCCTTCAGGCTGGCCGTGTAATGAAGATTCTCGGCATCCAGTTTGGCGGGTCCAAGGCGGAGGCGCGCAACAGCGTTCCGCAAAGCGCCTCTCCGGCTGAGTTTTACCAGGCCCTCGGCATCACCTGGATGGACCAGGCAGACGCCGTACCGGTGACGATCGAGACTGCGCTAGGCGTGCCCGCCTGCTGGACTTCGGTCAACTTCATTGCAGGCACGATCGCCGGTCTGCCGATGCACCTGTACCGGCGCAAGTCGGATGGCAGCCGCACCAAGGTGACGGACACCGCGCTGGCCCGGATTCTGCATGATGCGCCGAACGACGAGCAGTCATCCTTCGAGTTTCGCAAGTGGCTCTTCGAGCAGGTGCTGACCGGGGGTCGGGGTCTGGCTTTCATCGAGCGCAACGCCGCGCGCGAGGTCACAAACATCTGGCCGCTTGAGCCATCGAAGGTGACGATCCGCCGGGAGAGCGGGCGCAAGCTGTATGACTACGCCGCTGGACAAGGTCGGAAGTCTGTCACCTACAAGGCCGAAGAGATAATCGACATTCCCTTCATGCTGAAGGCCGACGGCCTTGGGCATCGCGGGCCGATCATGACGAACAAGGGCGTCGTCGGGCTGGCCATCGCCGCCAACGACTATGCGTCGAAGTACTTTCTGAACGGTGGCGTCCCGCCCTTCGCGGTGACCGGCAACTTCCAGTCCGGCAAGTCGATGGGCGTCGCGGCCGACGACCTGCAGGCAGCTGTCAGGAAGGCTGCCAAGGAACGCCGCCAGGCGCTGGTCCTGCCCACGGGTCTTGAGATCAAGGCCATCGGTGCGGATGCCGAGAAGACGCAGCTTCTGGAACTGAAGCGGTTCATGGTCGAGGAGTTCGCGCGCATCTACTCGCTGCCGCCGGTGTTCCTGCAGGACCTGACGCACGGCACGTTCTCGAACACCGAGCAGCAGGACCTGCACTTCGTCAAGCACACGCTGAAGCGTTGGGTCGAGGCCTTTGAGCAGGAGCTGAACCTCAAGCTCTTCGGGCGGCTGAACAAGCGTTACTTCGTCGAGATGAACATGGACGGCCTGCTGCGCGGCGACTTCAAGACCCGCATGGAAGGCTATGCGACCGGCGTGCAGAGCGGCGTCCTCAAGCCGAACGAAGCCCGGCAGATGGAGAACCGCCCGGACGATCCGGCGGGCGACACGCTGCTGGTGCAGGGGGCGATGGTGCCGATCGCGCAGGCAGGACAGGCGACGCAGCCGGTGCAGCCTGCGCCCGCCGACGACGCCGACCAGGGCGCCGATGGCGCAGGACAAGGGGACAGCGATGGAACGTGAAATCCGGGGCGGTGTCGCCGCCGAAATTCGGGCCGAAGGTGACGAAATTCGGGTCGCTGGCTATGCCGCAGTGTTCAACCAGGAGACCGACATCGGCGGATTCTTCCGCGAGGTCATCGCGCCGGGTGCATTCGACGAAGCGATCGGCCGCGACGATGTGGTGTTCCTGATCAATCACGATGGCCTGCCACTTGCCCGCACCCGGTCTGGGACGCTGAAGCTTACCCAGGACAGCAAGGGCCTGCGGATGGAGACGGTCCTTGATGCGACGGACCCTGACGTGCAGTCGATCGTGCCGAAGATGAAGCGCGGGGATCTCGACAAGATGAGCTTCGCCTTCTGGCCCGAGGTTCAGGAGTGGGACGAAAGCGGCGACATCCCGGTGCGCACGATCCGCAAGGCATCGCTGCATGACGTGTCGATCGTGACCACGCCCGCCTATGACGGCACCAGCATCGCGCTTCGTAGCCTTGACCAGCACCGGCTGGACACGAAGCGCAAGAATTTCAGCGCGGCGAACCTGCGCCACAAGCTGAAAATGAACCTGCGCCTGCGTGGCGCGGAGAACGGCTGAACGGCCGCGCGCCGGAAGCCCATCCCCGAAACCCGGACACAAAGGAGCATCCCATGTCCCGGATCATCGAGCTTCGCGAGAAGCAGGCGCGCATCCACACGAATGCCCGCGCCAAGCTGGACGAGATCACCGACAGCACCCCCGAAGACCGCGCCGCCGAAATCCATCGTGAGTTCGATGCGATGATGGCCGACTACGACAAGCTCGGTGAGCAGGTCGAGCGCGAGCAGAAGCTGGAACGCGCCAAGCATGTGCTTGACCAGCCCGACCCGCGCCGCCCGAACCTTGACGGCCGCGCTGACGGCCAGGACGACGGCCAGCCCCCGAGCTATCGCGAGGCCTTCGGCGAATGGCTGCGCAGCGGTGGTTCGGTTGGCGAGATGCGCCCGGAAGCCCGGTCTGTCCTGCAGCAGGGCTTCGAGAAGCTGGAACAGCGGGCGCAGACCGCAGGCACCGGCTCGCAGGGTGGTTTCACCGTCCCGACCGAGCTGCAGGCGATCCTGGTCAAGGCCATGAAGGCCTGGGGTCCGATGTACGACGAGGATCTGTGCACCACGATCAGCACTGCCTCGGGCAATCCGCTGCCGATGCCCTATGTCGATGACACGGCAAAGGTCGCGGCAGCGCAGACCGAAGGCGTGACGCTGACCGACGACGGCTCGGAAGATGTCGTCTTCGCGCAGCGCCAGCTCGACAGCTTCTCGGCCTCGACCGAATGGCTGCGCGTGTCCTTCGAGCTTGCCAACGACTCCATCTTCAACATGGAGCAGCTGCTCGGCACCCTTCTGGGCGAACGCCTTGGTCGCCGGGCAAACGCCTGGCTGACCACTGGCACCGGCTCCGGCCAGCCGAACGGCATCGTGACGGCCTCGACCCTTGGCAAGACGACTGCCTCGGCCACCGCCTTCACCGCAGACGAAGTTATGGACCTGCTGCACTCGGTCGATCCCGCTTATCGCGCATCGCCCAAGGCCCGCTTCATGTTCCATGACAACATCCTGCTGGCGGCGCGGAAGCTGAAGGACGGCCAGGGCAACTACCTCTGGCAGATGGGCAACATCAAGGCCGGTGAGCCTGACCGCCTGCTGAACTACCCCTACTCCATCAACCAGGACATGGCGGCCACGCAGGTCACCACGGCCCGGATCATGGCGTTCGGTGACTTCTCGAAGTACTACGTCCGCAAGGTCGGCGCGCCCCTGATCGGCGCGATCCAGGACAAGGACTTCTGGCCGGGCTTCGGCATCGCGGGCTACATCCGCCTGGATGGCGAGCTCGTCGACACCAACGCTGTCAAGTACATGCGCAACCTCTGATCGGCCGCCTGGCTGATCGGCTTTCGGGGCGGCGGGGAAACTCGCCGCCTTATCAAGCCGACCATGAAAGGACACCCCCATGAAGATCAGGCTTCTTGTTTCCCGCGTGACCAATGACGGCGCGCAGAACCGTGGCGACATCATCGATGTGACGGCTGACGAAGCCGAGTCCGTAATCGCTGCGGGTCAGGCTGAGGTGGTGCGCGAGGATGCGCCCGAGCGTGCTGCGGGTCGCGGCAGGAAGGCCGAGAGGGCCGTCTGATGCTGCTTCGGCGGATCACGTCAAGCGCGACCCCGGTGCCCGCCACAACCGTGGCTGATCACCTGCGCAGCCCGCACGACGACGCCACGTCCGTCGAGGCGGTGCGCCTGGCCGCGCATGACCTGGTCGCCGAAATGTCCGGCCGGTGTCTTGGGGCTGAAACCTGGGCGCTGTCGGTCGGCGAGGCCCCTGTGCGGCTCGATCTGCCGAAAAGCCCGGTGCAGTCGCTGGTGTCGATCAAGTACTGGGATGCGGCGGGGGTCGAGCAGACCGCCACCCTGTCCGACTTCCACCTCTTCGCCGATGACGACCGCGCCGTGGTCACGCCGAAGGAAGGCAAGACCTGGCCGCCGCTGCAGAAGCGCGACGACGCGATGACGGTCACCTTCATCGCGGGCTACACCACCCTGCCCGCTGGCCTGAGCCATGCGGTCCTGATGCTGGCGGCGCACCTTTACGACAACCGCAGCGCCGTGTCCGAAGGCGCGCTGGTCGAGGTGCCACTGGCTGTGCAGTCGCTGATCGGCATCCATCGCATCGGCTGGGCGGCGGGATGAAACGAGCCCCGATCGGCGCCATGGACCAGCGGATCACCCTGCAGCGGATCGTCCGCACGGCTGACGGCGCTGGCGGGATCACCGAGGCCTGGGCGGACTTTGCCGAGAGCCCGACGATATGGGCAAACGTCATCGCGAAAGCGGGCAGCGAAAGCATGATCGAGGGCCGCATGACGGCGACCTTCACGGTCCTGTTCACGATCCACAATCGGCGCGACATCGATCCGCGCGACCGGATCATGTGGCAGGACGTGGCCTACAACATCCGGGGCATCCGGGACATGGGCGGGCGCGAGCTGCGCCTGGTGATCGAGGCCGAGCGGGGGGTGGCGCAGTGACCGGCGGCATCACCGTCACCATCGAAGGAATCGAGGGCGTGAACCGCGCCCTGAATGAGGTGGGGCCAAAGGAGGGCCGCAACCTCATCCGGGCCACGGTCCAGGACATCGCGAGCCAGCTTGCCAAGTCCGCCAAGGAAAATGCGCCGTCCGACGAGGGCGATCTGCGGGCGGGGATCAAGGCCAAGCGGGACAAGACCACACGCGACAGGGTGTCCAGTTCGGTGCGCGTCTTCGGGGCCTTCTACTGGCGCTTCCTGGAATACGGCGACGGCCCGGACGGGGTGGAGCACGCTTTCTTTCTGAAGGCGCTGCAGGAGATGCGGCCAAACATGGATCGCGTCTACATCGACGCCTTTGCGAAGAAACTGGCCGCGCGGATCAAGCGCGAAATGAAACGGCGGGGCTGAAATGGGTGCGGAGGTGACGGTCCAGAAGGCGATCTACGACGCCCTGAGCGCCGTCCCGCTACGGGTCTATGACGCCGCGCCGCAGGATGCGGACGGGGGCAGCACGGCCACGTTTCCCTATGTCGAGATCGGCATGATCGCCTTCTCGGAAATGGACGACAAGGCGGTGAACGGGTTCGAGTTCGTCGCGCGCATCCATACCCGCAGCCGGTCTGCGTCGATGATGGAGACGAAGGAACTGCAGGGGCAGGTCTACGCGGCCCTGCACTATGCCGAGCTGCCGATGGTCGGGCAGCGGCTGGTTCTTCTGCGGCGGGAAACGAGCATCGTTGAGCGGGCACCCGACCGAAGCTTTCACGGCGTCTGCGAGTTTCGCGGGCAAATCGAGGCAACCTAGGAGATAGAACATGGCAACGATTACTGAAACCTCCGGCACCGTAATCGGTGTCAGCACGCTTGCGCAGACCACCCTGACCGGTACGGCCGATACCTTCACCTTCAAGGCCGGACAGGGGCAGTATCTGGTGCTGCGCAACCCCACGGGCGGTGCCCTTTCGCCGACCATCACCGGCAGCGCGAACGTCGCGACCGGCGTCACCGGGGCCGGGGTCGTCAACACGCCCGCCGGTTATGCTGTCGGCTCGATCCCCGCCACCACCGGCTGCGTCATCATCCCGCTGGATAGCATTGCGCTGTTCCTGAAGGGCACGATCTCGATCACCAGCGGCACCGGCCTGGTCGCCACGCTTCTGCGCACGAAGTAACGCCGTAAAGGATGGATTCGTTGGGCGAAACGGACTATTGTGGGACGGCGCGGGGAGGGCTTCGAAACCTCACCCGCGCCTAACCGCAACGGATCGTCTGAGGATCGCATCATGGCTTCCAAAGCCCTACCCTCGCCAGAGGTTCTTCGTCAACTGCTCCGGTATGAGCCAGAGACAGGGAAACTGTTCTGGCTGAATCGAGCGCCGGCGCTTTTCAACGGAACCGCGCGGCGGACGCCTGAACATGCAAGTTCCATCTGGAACACGAAAAACGCGGGGCGAGAGGCTTTCACTGCGGATGATGGCGACGGCTATAAGACGGGTGCAATCTTCGACAAGTCCTTTAGGGCCCATCGCATCGTTTGGGCGATGCACACGGGCGCATGGCCAACTGAACAGATCGACCACATCAATGGCATCCGAACCGACAACCGCATTGAAAATTTGCGGCACGTGTCACACGACGAGAACTGCCGGAACATCAAGAAGCCAGCCCACAACACGAGCGGTGTGCTTGGCGTCTCATGGATGAAAAAAGAGAAAAAGTGGAAAGCCGCTATCGGGGTGGACCGCAAGAACCGCAGCCTCGGGGCATTCTTGGATTTGCAAGAAGCGGCGACAGCGCGAAAGTCAGCCGAGGCAAAATTCGGCTTCCACGAAAACCACGGTCGCGATTGACCTAACACATACCGCAGATGGCTGAGGCTAAAGCGGGAACGCCATTCATGTGCCTTTGGCAAGCACTTGGATAGATCGCTGTAAAGCGATCCATCCCCTATATGGAGCCCCACAATGGCAAAGGTTGCTGGTAGGAAGGTCAAGATTTATCAAGGCACCGGCGGCGGTGCCGTGCTGGTCGCGGGTGCAAACTCCGATAGCATCACGATCAACAACGAACCTATCGACGTGACCGACAAGGGCGATGACGGCTGGCGCACCCTGCTTGACGACGCATCGGTTCGCTCGGTCGAAATGTCGGTCTCTGGCTATCTTTCCGGCGACTCGCTGATCGGGGCGTCGCTTGGCCCCACCAACGGGCTGTTCGGTGATTACGAAATCCGCATCGAAGGCATCGGCACGGCGGCGGGCAACTTCTTCTTCTCCAGCATCGAAGTCAACGCGCCGGGTGACGGAGCTGCGGAGTTCAGCGCGACGATCCAATCTTCGGGCGTCATCAGCTGGACGGCTGCCTGATGGCTGATATCCGACTGACCTTCAAAGGCGCGGAATATGTCATCCCCGACAACCGCGCCTTTGAGTTGGGAATGCAGGTCGAGGATATCGTCACGCTGTCGCAGATATCCCGGCTGTTTGCGGACCCGAAGTTCTACACCATCGCGCGGGTGTTCGGGGTGATGCTGCGCTTTGCCGGGTGCAAGGTTTCGGACCGCGAGGTGCTGACCGAGCTGCTGAGCAAGGTTAAGAGCGGCGATCCTGGCGCGGGGCGGATCGCGGCCATCGAGGCGCTGGGGCAGATCGCCGCCGTGCTGATGGACGGCGCACCGACCGGCGGCGAAGGCGGTGCGGCGGAAAAGACCGAGGCTTCGTAAGGACGGCGTTTCAGATTGCCGTCACCCAGCTCCACATTGCGCCGTCGGAGTTCTGGACCATGAAGCCCCGGCATTTCTGGATTCTGGCAGAAACGCTGCGGGCCGAAGAGACGAAG